GTTGGACGCAACATGGGAGTGACTGAATAAACTTACTGGCAACCGCTAGTTAAGGTGATGGGTCAGAGGTGGTGCTCGCTACCGCAGGGTAGAACTACTAAACCAAGTAGGACTCAGGCAATAACGATTTTACTACTGTAGTAATGCCCGTTATTTGTTGGTACACAGGAATCCAACCTCCCTCTTTCTTACATACATAATGTATTATGTCAATTAAAGTCGGAATATTAAATGATGGCACTCAACTTCTTGCTGATATAAAAGAAGTTACAGACGGTGACCAAACACAGTACATGGTAATCAAACCATTCGAGGTTGTGTATACAGACGCAATGGAGATGCAAGAGGATGGTAGTGAAACATTATCAACAACTAAAAAAGTAGGATTAAAAACTTGGTTAGAAATATCTGACGATCAAACATTTATCATAAATCCTAATACAGTTACTACAATATGTGATCCAGTTACAGACTTAAAGGACATGTATGAAGACTTAACTCGTGGAAGAAGAATCTAATGGATCCTATAGTAAAAGTATTGGTACTAAAAAATGAATCTAAAGTTTTAGTTACTAAGATAAAAGAAGTACAAAGTGAACTAGGAGAACCAGACTGTCAACTCACAGATCCTGTAGAGTTTAGATCAGGTTCAGAAGAGTGGAAAGAAAGGTTACAAAGGTGGCCAGGTAAATTACTGACACAAAACCACCAGTGCATGATCTCATCAGATGCTATACTAACTATTGTAGATCCCCAACCAGAATTGTTGGAGGCATATCAAGAGGTTATTAGTTGAAGTTCTATACAAATGTTTGCATGATCGGGGACAAGTTCCTCGTGCGTGGATACGATAATGGAGAGTATTTTCAAATCCGTGATGACTATCAACCTACTTTATTTGTATCATCAAACAAAGAAACACAATATAAAACTCTAGACGGTCAGTATGTGTCAAAGGTAAAACCTGGTACTGTCCGAGAGACTAAAGAATTTATAAGGCAGTATGAGTTTGTAGATAATTTTCAAGTGTTCGGTAATGAGAGATTTATATACCAGTATATCTCTGACAAATATCCACAAGATGAAGTAAAGTTTGACATCAGTAAGATTCGTTTATACACGATGGATATTGAAACTAAATCAGAGAATGGATTCCCTGATGTAGAGTCTGCTGATCAGGAGATGTTGCTCATCTCTATGCAAAATTATAATACAAAAGAAATTATTACATGGGGTCAAGGACCTTTCAAACTAAAGCAAGGCAATCATTACTATAAACAATTCAACAATGAGTTTGATCTTCTGAATGATTTTATATCATGGTGGATGAAAAATACACCTGACATTGTGACTGGTTGGAATATACAAATGTTTGATATACCATACCTTGCAAAAAGATTGTACAGAGTTCTAGGAGATAAGGTTGCTAGAAGATTGTCTCCTTGGGGTTTATGTTCTCCTAAAGAACTTTACATCAAAGGTCGTCGCCATATTGTATATGATATAGGTGGTATAACTCAACTTGATTACTTAGATCTTTATAAGAAGTTTACTTATACCAACAGAGAATCATATCGTCTAGACTATATTGCACAGGTAGAACTAGGGCAGAAGAAATTAGATCACTCTGAGTATGATACATTTAAGGATTTCTACACAAATGGTTGGCAGAAGTTTGTAGAATATAATATAATTGATGTGGAACTTGTTGACCGTCTGGAAGACAAGATGAAACTGATTGAACTAGCATTGACTATGGCATATGATGCTAAAGTTAATTACAATGATGTGTTCTATCAGGTTCGCATGTGGGATAATATTATATACAATTATCTTAAGAAGAGAAACATTGTAATTCCCCCAAAACTATCAGAACAAAAGGACGAAAAGTATGCAGGAGCATATGTAAAAGAACCTAAACCTGGCAAGTATGACTGGGTTGTTTCTTTTGACCTTAATAGTCTGTATCCACACCTCATCATGCAGTATAATATATCTCCTGAGACTCTCAGAGATGAGAGACATCCAACAGTCTCAGTCAAAGATATTCTTGAAAAGAATCTTACATTTGAAATGCACAAAGACAATGCTGTTTGTGCTAATGGAGCGATGTATCGTAAGGACAAGAGAGGATTCTTACCTGAGTTGATGGAAAAGATGTACAATGAGAGAGTGATATTCAAAAAAAGAATGCTAGAGGCAAAGCAAGAGTATGAAAAAAACCCAACAGATAATCTTGTTAAAGAGATTGCCAGATGTAATAACATTCAAATGGCAAAAAAGATCTCCCTTAATTCTGCTTATGGTGCTATTGGCAATCAATATTTTCGCTATTATCAACTTGCCAACGCAGAAGCTATTACACTATCTGGTCAGGTTTCTATCCGTTGGATAGAAAACAAGATGAATGATTTTCTAAACAAAATTCTAAAAACGGAGGGTAAAGATTATGTTATTGCTAGTGATACTGACTCTATCTATCTTCATCTCGGTCCTCTTGTCGATGTTATCTACAAAGATAAAGAAAAAGATTCTGAAAGCATTGTCTCGTTCATTGATACTATTTGTGAGAAGACACTTGAACCCTTCATCGACCAGTCTTATAAAGAACTCGCAGAATATGTAAACGCATATGATCAGAAGATGTTTATGAAGAGAGAGAACATTGCTGATCGTGGTATATGGACTGCTAAGAAAAGATATATTTTAAATGTATGGAATAGTGAGGGTGTTCAATACCATGAACCTAAACTAAAGATGATGGGTATTGAAGCAGTCAAATCATCTACACCTGCACCCTGTAGGGAGATGATTAAAGATGCACTCAAACTTATGATGAACGGTACAGAAGATGATGTCATCCAATTTATCGAGAACAGTCGTAAGGAGTTTAGGAGGTTGCCTCCAGAAGAAATAGCATTCCCAAGATCTGTTTCTGATGTGAACAAATATAAATCTAGTAACATGATTTATATAAAAGGCACACCTATTCATGTGCGTGGTGCACTGCTTTTTAATTACTATATTAAGAAGCACAATCTAACGAATAAGTATTCGTTGATTGGTAATGGGGAGAAGATTAAATTCTGCTACCTTAAAAAACCAAACAAATTACATGAGAATGTAATATCATTCATTCAAGACTTTCCTAAAGAGTTGGGTATTGACAAATATGTCGATCATGACTTACAATTTGATAAGAGTTTTCTTGAACCTTTAAGAATCATTCTTGACTCTATTGGTTGGAAAGTTGAGAGAACAGCAAACCTTGAATCATTTTTTGTATAATGGATTTTCTAAAAGACATCGTAAAAGAGATAGGAGATGACTACACCAAACTCGCATCAGACATCGACGAAAGTGAAAGTTATGTGGACACAGGTTCGTACATTTTTAATGGACTTGTATCAGGCAGTATATTTGGCGGTGTATCTAGCAACAAGATTACTGCAGTGGCTGGTGAGAGTTCTACTGGAAAAACTTTTTTCTCTCTCGCTATTGTTAAAAATTTTCTGGATAACGACCCTAACGCTTACTGCTTATATTTTGATACCGAATCCGCTATCACAAAGTCTCTCCTCGAAGATAGGGGAGTTGATACATCTAGGTTAGTTGTTATTAATGTTGTAACAATAGAACAGTTTAGAAGTAAAGCACTCAAAGCAGTAGATATATATCTTAAGTCCAAGACAGAAGATCGCAAACCATGTATGTTTGTGTTAGACTCTCTTGGTATGCTGTCCACTGAAAAAGAAATTAATGATGCACTAGAGGACAAACAAGTTCGTGACATGACAAAATCACAACTCGTTAAAGGTGCATTCAGAATGTTGACATTGAAGTTAGGACAAGCTAATATACCTATGATAGTTACAAATCACACCTATGATGTTATTGGAGCGTATGTACCAACTAAAGAGATGGGGGGTGGTAGTGGTCTTAAGTACGCTTCTAGTACGATCATTTACCTCACGAAGAAGAAAGAAAAAGACGGTAAAGATGTCATCGGAAATCTTATCAAAGCTAAGACAGCAAAGTCTCGTCTAAGTAAAGAGAATAAAGATGTTACTGTTAGATTGTTCTACGATGATCGTGGACTAGACAAATACTATGGTCTTCTAGAATTGGGAGAACAAGGTGGTCTTTGGAAAAATGTAGCAGGTAGGTATGAGATGAATGGTAAGAAAGTATATGCCAAAGAAATATACAAGAATCCTGAGAAGTATTTTACTGATGATGTTATGAAACAATTAGATGAGATTGCACAAAAAGAATTTAGTTATGGTGCTTAATGGAAAAACTTGAGATCACTCTTCTAAAGAATCTAATACACAATGATGAGTATGCAAGAAAGGTAATTCCTTTTATAAAGTTAGAATACTTTGAGATGAGATCAGAAATGATTTTATGTCAGGAGATTATTGACTTTATTGCAAAATATAATAAATGTCCTACACAGGAAATCATAGATATTGAGATTCAGAATAGAGATGACCTTACAGAGACAGAGTATAAAGAAGTAAGAGAGATCAATCAGACCTTAGATAAGGTAGAAACTAACACAGAATGGTTAGTAGATGCAACAGAGAAGTGGTGTCGTGATCGTGCAATCTATCTTGCCTTGATGTCATCAATTAAGATAGCAGATGGACAAGATAATAATAAAGGAAGAGATGCAATACCACATATCCTATCTGATGCTCTAGCAGTATCATTTGATAACCATATAGGACATGATTACCTTGAAGATTACGAAGCAAGGTATGAATCATACCATAAAAAAGAAGAAAAGATACCATTTGATCTAGAATTCTTTGACAAAATTACAAAAGGTGGTGTCCCTAACAAGACTCTCAACATTGCACTAGCAGGTACAGGTGTTGGTAAGTCTCTTTTTATGTGTCATTTTGCTAGTTCAGTCCTCTTACAGGGTAAGAATGTTTTATACATCACTCTTGAGATGGCAGAAGAAAAAATAGCAGAGAGAATTGATGCTAACTTATTAGATGTAAATATCAGAGATCTTACTGACTTACCTCGTGTTATTTTTGAGAATAAAGTTACTAAACTATCAGAAAAAACACAAGGTCAGTTAATTATTAAAGAATATCCTACTGCATCAGCACATGCAGGGCACTTTAAAACACTATTGAATGAACTAACACTCAAGAAATCTTTTAAACCAGACATAATATTCATAGATTACTTAAATATATGTGCATCAAGTCGCTATTCTAAACTAGGAAATGTCAATTCTTACTCATACATCAAAGCGATTGCAGAAGATCTTCGTGGACTTGCAGTTGAATATAATGTCCCGATTATTTCCGCTACTCAAACCACTCGTTCTGGTTTTGGTAGTAGTGATATTGATCTTACCGATACCTCTGAGTCATTTGGTCTACCTGCAACTGCTGATCTTATGTTCGCTCTTATATCTACTGACGAATTAGAAGGATTAAATCAAATAATGGTCAAACAATTGAAGAATAGATACAATGACCCTACAATAAACAAGAGATTTGTGTTAGGAATTGATAGAGCAAAGATGAGATTGTATGATTGTGAGCAAAATATAGGTGGAGATCTGATAGATAGTGGACAACAAACAGATACTATACAAGAGGGAGCAAAGCAAATGAAAGATAAGTTTGCTAAGCTACAATTCACATGATTGAAAGTGTAAACAGAAAATGGGAAGAAGTTTCTCTTGTAAACAACCTTAAATGGGAATACAAGATACTCAATAATGATATTCCTATCCTAACTTCAGAGGATTATTGGAAATATCCTGACAAAGTTAGTGATTTTTTTAGGAATGGATACTGGTGGGACAATCATTCTGATGATAATGTACGACCAGGTAAAAGTTTTCACATACAAGATGAGGTATTAGACTGGTTTAACTTACCAATAAACAAATCTATCTCACCTTTGTTTGGTTTAAAAAATTTTAAAGGAGTATGTACCTTTGGAAATTGTTTTAGTAGCAATATGCCATTGACTTGTCCAGAATCTGTATTCCCACATGTAGATCTTGATGATTCATTGCCATTGTCAGAGGATACACACCTTGCACTTAACATAAACATCACAAAAACAGACACTCCAGTACAAACTGGGTTCTGGACATTCAATAATCTTAGGTCTGCACTAGAGTTCAGTCATAATGACAAGGCAATTTTTAGAGATTTCTTCTATAAAATGGGCAAGAATGCTCTGTCTGATAATGCAACATGGTTTCAAATTGAAGACTACGGTCCTTGGAAGTTTGCAGATAAGGTTGACATGTGCTATAATTCTATAGTAGTATATCCAAGTCATTTCTTTCACAATCCTATTTTGAAAGATACTTGGTTCGATGATCATGACAGAGTGACTATTAGTTCTTTTCTAAATACCTCACCATCTGATCTAGACTTCCCACAAAAAGACATTGATCACATATCATATGCATGGGAATTTTTTCATCTAGATAAGATTCATAATTATCATCCACACAAAACAAAAGTACCAGTATAAGATTATGCCTACTTACTCAGACGCTATTGGCAACAACGATTTTACAACTCCACAAAAACCACAAGCAACCCCTCCAAAGCGTTTAAAGAAAAAAGAATTTTGGGATGCAGAACCTGGTGATGCAGGAACAGCAGGTTGGTCAGACAATCCAGATGACCCAACAGGTGCACAACTTGGAGCGAACGACGCTAATGTAGTGGTCACTCCACCTGCTGCAACAACCACTCCTAACCCAAAATGGACAGAGTATTTGAAGTTTACTGATGCAGTAACCAGTAATGAGTCAAAAGATACTGAAGCATTCATCATGCGTATCAGAGATTTACAAACAAAAGGTGTATCTATTGAGAGACTTTTGACTGCTGCTATCGGTATCAATGCTGAGGGTGGTGAGTTTCTTGAGATTGTAAAGAAGATTGCATTCCAAGGAAAAGAATTTACCGCAGGAGAAAAAGAACATCTCAAGGTTGAACTTGGCGATGTACTATGGTATGTTGCTCAAGCATGTATCGCTCTTGACCTATCTCTTGATGATATATTAGCAAGAAACATCTCAAAACTTTCTGCAAGATATCCAGAAGGACACTTTAATTCATACTTCTCAGAGAATAGACGCATAGACGATATCTAAATATTTAAAAACAGTTAGATAAATGGCAGCAAAAGAGTATTATTCTCTAAGTAGAGCACAAGTTGTCAATAAAGCTAGAGGATATGGGCAGCTTAGAGATACCTTAGTAAATGTTCTTAGAGATGCTCCAATGAAAAAAGCAGGATTCATTGGAGATAAGAATTGGAATGGTAAAGGAAACTGGATGATTAAAGTTTCCGAAGAGAACATGAAACATATTATAAAAAAATTAGGTCAGGGTAAAGAAACTAAAAAGGCAAGGACTTATGAGATTCCTGGTAAAGTTGTTGGTGGAGTATCACAACCAGTTAGTCTAAGATTCAGAGTAACTAGTAAAGTAGAACCAACAAAAGCAGGTACAGCAGAGCAAGAAAAGGGAAGTGCATATATTTTTGATAGAGTGGTAAACAAAAGTGTAAAGTATAATTCTTGGGATGATATCGTTGCTGATGTTCAAGCATATGATGAGTTAGTTAAAATTTTTAATGGTAATGTTCCTGATAGTTGGTTAATAAGTTACTTTGCACAACAAAAAGTATTACTTGATAAAGTGCAACCACCAAATAAGGTTAAGTTTGATCATAGTGGTAAAGGATCTTTCATGGAATTTATTACAGATTTATGTTTGAAAAAGTTTAATACCAAATATAGTCTTGGTGGTAAGAAAGATAGTTGGAACCCTGCTGACATATGGATTGTAAACAGTTCCGAACAGGCACAAATAAAAAAAGACATAGAGAAAAATTCCACAACAATCCATATGATGAATGATTATTTGAG